TGTCTCTGTTCACTCATTGAACCAGACTTTTTCATAACTGCTTTTCTGTATTGATTAACATATGATCTTAACCAATTCATACTTTGATCTTCACCAGTACCTTTTAAAACTGTATCACCATAAACAGGTGAACCAGTCAATTGTTTAATGAATGGGATAAGCATATTGTCTCTTCCCTGCTGGACAAAACTATTTAAAATTTCAATAGGTTTACCTGAAGGGGAATAAACAGGATTGCCATTATCCCTCTCTGAAATATCGACATTACCAGAAAACTTAGCCCAGAAAGTATTAAACCATGATTCTTTTCTAAGTAAGCTATTTAGTATCTCGACATTCGCTATCCACGATTGTGATGTTTCCATCTGTCAAACTCCTAATTAATTGTTAATATATTTACTTTTAAGCCTTTTCAAATCATCAATAGATAAATTATCAAGAGCTTTATTTAACTCTCGACCAGATAACTTGTTTATATTCACCAATTTAGCACTTTTGCCTGATCCACGAACATCAACTCTTTCAGTTGTTTTAGCACCAGCATTCTTAATTTCCTGCCTTGCCTTCGCTTCACCTGACATGCTATAGTGTTTTTGCACCTGATCAACACCATAAATGTCAATCATAGATTTATAAACAGAAGCATCATTCAATTTACCATTCTGAGAATATTGATAAGATTGCTTTATTATATCGTTGAACTCCTCATTATCAAGTTCAACCCCTTGTTTATCGAAAACCTTTTGCTGATTAGCAATAAAGTTTTCATTATCAACCTGATTATATCGATCATTAATGCCTTCATTAGTAGTTTTTGTAATTAAGTCACTTTCCAATTGAGTAATAAGCTCTCTTTGCTCATTTAAAGCACTTTCATCATAAGGATCAATCTTGTTTAACTTACTTTTTTGTTCAGCTAAAACAATTTGAACATCTTTAGATGTAAGACTTTCAAAAGCTTCCTCACCAGTCATTTCCTCTGCTTGAGTTTCAATTGATTTTCTTAAATCACCTAATTCACTACCTTGTTGCCCAATTTTAGATTGAGCATTTGACAACATTTCAACTAAGTCTTCTCTCGACTTACCTTGATATGCATCAGGTTCTTGGTCAGATGTGTCTTCTTGCTGTTCTTCAGAGTTTGACAGATTGTCCTGTTTAGATGATTGTCCAGTTTCTGGGTCATCTTGAGTAGGTTCTTCTCCATCTGTATCAACAGACAATAATAACTCACCATCTTGTTCTACCAAATTTGTATCACTTGTGGTCGTTTCTGCTTGTTCTACTGGTTGACCACCATCAATTTTTTGATCTAAATTATTTAATTCTTGTTGTAAGCCTTGATCAGCTTGTGTTTCCTCAGACATTCTCTCTCTTCCTCTTTAACTTGTTTTTATAAACATTTTTATATATTGCAGCCTTATCCTCAACTATTTTAGGTTTTTCATCCTTCTTAATAGTTTTAGGCATAACTGGCAATTTACCTAATTTTATATTGCTATACATTATTTCTTATACTTTAATTTCTTTTTTCATATTTTACCAATCCCATTTTTTCCTGCCTAATATATTATATTCATAATGTTCAGGATATAACTCTCGATGTTTTTTTCTACTCATATCTGAAGTCTGAGATTTTTTAAATTCCTTATATCGTTGGTATTTTTTTAATATATTTTTATCTTTAGGTTTATCTTTTTTATATGTATCTCTGTATTCTTTTTTTTCCCACTCTTTTTTTTCTTTTAATTTTTTTATAGGATTAGAGAATTTCTTTTTTGGTTTATCTAGATTTTTATATTTCAATGCAGCATCAGGGTCGTTCCAATCCTTTTCCCTTAGGTCTTTATGTTTCAATGTTGATTTTTTTAATTTTTTATATTTTAGTGCCATTATTTACCTCTATCTTTTAAACCTTGTTGTCTAATCTTTTCACTTTCTAATCTAAGCTTTTCTTCATCATTCATCATACCTCTTTGAGTTTTAATGTTTTCAAGCTTACCTTTAGTATTTTGAATATCTTGTTGTTGCTTAACTTCTTGTGCCTGTTCTTGACCTGCTTCTGATTGAGCCTGTAACATTTGGTCAATAAACTCAACCATTTTATCTGAACCAGTAATAGGTGCAGAAGATACAAGAGTTCTTATATCAACAAATGCTGGATTAACTTGACCTATAACATTACTTAAAGCTAACATCTTATTGAAGTTATCTTCAATATTTGTAATGTTATCTTCACCTTCGTCAAGTTCAACATATATAGAGGGGTTGGCAACATTCGTTAGAATCCTGCCTGCATAATTTAGGTTAAGTATAACTTGTTTAAAAGCATTATCTTCTTTAATTCCAATAATTCTATCTTCTTCAGCATATACAAAAGGGAAATTATCTACAAAATCTTGAGCAATAACCTTTCTTATCCTTGCTAAATTCTTAAAATATGGGTTAATTGCAGCTGCTGCTCTTTGAACTTTCTGTTCAAATAATACTCCTGATTCCCCAGACCTTGCAGTTTCTCCCTTCATTGCTTCTGAAACAAGACTAACCCTTTGAGCAAATGCTACACTATTCTCACTATTAGCTAATACATCTGGGGGGATAGTAGATGGTGGCATCTTTTGTGGCATTATCGCTGGATTGTTTAACTCATAAACCATATTTGGCTGATTACCTTTTTCTTTTAAAGCCTTAATAGTTTCTTTTTCTCTCTTATCTATAAATACACCACCAGATAGTATCTGAGTAACATAATCCCTTGCCTGAGATTTAGCCTTGTTTACATCATCCTGTATGTCTAATAATAAATCTACAAGTGATGTTTGTTCATTTACTTGTACATTGTAGTTATAAGACCATACTGGGAAACAGTCGAAATTTGTTGTATTCTGTTTTATCTCTTCATCTTTTACAACTAAATCTCCAAAATATGGAATAATAGTAGTTAGATGCATAACATCTTTATCAAATTCCATAATTTTTTCATAATAATCATCTTGCTGTTTTAAAGATGAAAACTCTTTTACAGGAATTATTTTATATTCTAAACCATTATATACTTTTGCCATTTTAATGGTTCTTCTTTCCTGCATCTCTAATATTCGATAACGATCATTTTCCTTATCATAATTTTCTGCTCTATTAGAATATGTATTATCATTAAACCTTCTAAATATTTGTGATAATCCATCCCACCAATTACGATCCTGTTCTTTATTAAGATCATCTGGGGGTATCATATATTTCTCTTTTATAACATCTAATGCTTCCCATCCCTCTTTTATTAACCATCTACAATGTTCAAGCTTATAATCATTAGCTCTGGTTTCAGGATCAACCCAGATTCTAAAATTATTTAACACATCATAATGAAAATCTAAATAACCTTCTTCATTTATCTTGAACGACCTCTGTATCCACCCACCAATTTTAGTAGTTAAGGCATCAATAAATGCAATTTGAAGTTTATCTTCTATATCCTGATCATCATTTAATGCATTCCATCTTCCTTGAATTGCATCACATACACCAACACTTTCTACTGTCGTTGGTTTAAATCTGGCTCTTCTCCTATTTAACTGCTCATTACCAACTAAGGTAGAAATAATAGGAGTTATGATATTATATTTTAAAAGTGGTTTTTTATATTTTTGTGCATTAGATTGTTCTGAAGAAGTCCACGAATTGTTATTGAGGTATCTAACTGCTTTTTCACTTTCTTGCCTTGCAGTTAAAAAAGAATCTTGGGCGAATCTAAATGCCTTTAGAACCCTGTCAGCTTCTTTAGGTATTATTCCCTGACTGTCTGTTTGCCTATATGCCATCTATGCTGATTTCCAAGATACAGCACCACCAGAATGAGAACCTTTTTCCAATAGCTTATATCTCCAACCTTTTTTTCTGTTATATTCATTTACCAAGCTGGGTAAAACTTTCAAAGCACCATATGCGAGGGCATCATATGCATGATCCTCAGATTTAGTATCAATATCTTCTGGATCATTTTCTGCACTTGGTAAATTAGGAATAGTTTCGTGACAATAACTACAATTATCTGTAAATTTTATTTTTGGTATCCCATTATCATCAACCTCAAAGCTCTCATATACTATTTTAGCCTTGGCTTTTCTATCATTATTACCTTTGGCTAAATATATACCTTCATCAGAATAAAAATCAGCTGGTGAATATAATGCTCCTTCTTTTTCAGAATGTTTAGTCCAGTATGCAGGATCAGCAATATCATCTTCAAAGTCTGAAGGTCTTAATTTATATTTTTTCCAAGTATACTCATTTACCATTTTAGCCTGTCTGGATGCAGATAAACCTGTTTCTACTATCTCATCAAAAACAGTCATATTCTGATCCCTGTCTATTGCAGCAAATAAACATACAAAAGGAGCTTTTGTTCCATAATCATAAAATCTATAGAGACCATGAGTTCCCTTCTTGAACTGCTTTTTATAAGTAAAGTCTGCTTGTGGTATAATATGATGCATAGGATTCCAATTATCAAAAAATGTTCCAGCGAATACATCCCATCTACCTTCTAACCACATAGCTCGTAGTATTGGATTAAGTTTTTTTAGTTTTCTAACATAAGCAGGGTCATTATTAAGCAATGAAGGATTATCAAATACTGTAGCAGGTATATATTTCCAAGTAACATTTTCCTCATCTACATACTCTTCACCAGTATATGCTCTGGCATACTCTACATCAAACTCTTTATTATGTACAGTACCCTTCATAATAGGTGGACAAACATCAACAAATCTTCTTTTAAGCCATATATGACCTATATTTCCTGGGTTTGAAGTAAGACAAATTTGTGGTTTTAAGTCTTTATTATCAGTTCTAACAGCTGTAGATAGCTCTTCTACCCACTCTTCAGGAAACTGATTAGCTTCATCAATCCCAATAAAGTTATAGTTACCACCAATATAGTTATCTAAAGCCCTACGATCCTGACAATGCACCATATATACCTTTGCTCCACTTGGAAATAGATAACATTTGTTTCTCTCTTGCCAAACAGCATTGTATAGTTTATATAATTTATCGCACTCTGGTTTTAAATTTCTTTCAAGTTGGGGATAAGTTCGTCTAACTAATAAAGCTATATAATCTGGATAATCAATAGATATAGCATCAACTTTAACTGCTGGCGATTTCCCTTGTGCAGATAGCTTATCAGCTTCATCTTTGGTTATAATTCTTCTGTTATACTCGTAATGCCATTTTCTTGGAGTTAGTGCAGCTTTCCATGATAATGTAAATGATTTACCACCACCTCTTGCCCCACCATAAAATACCCAGTCTGACATACATCCTAAAAATTCTGTTTGTTTACCAGGATGAGGACTAAATTTAAATTCTAAATCACCACTTAGACCTTGTGTTCTTGTGACTTTCTTGGACAAAGGCACGACTATTCTGCCTTCCAGATGGTTTTCTCTCTGTAGCATTCTTGTTCCAATTGCCAGCTGCTAAATGCCAATTCTTCATCTTGTTTCTGCCTACTTTCCATCCATTGTTCTCGTAATATCTCCAAAATGCTTTACCTTCCTCTAATGGATTAGTATATTTTTTTTCATTAAAATACTCTACAATCTCTTCCATGGTAGGAGACTTGAACCTTTTAATTTTTGATTTTTCTTTTTTTTCTGGCTCTTTATTATCTGGTTTAACCTCTTTATTTGGCAATATATCTTCACCCTTAATCCCACCATCTTCATCCACGAGATTATGCTTTTCCAATATTTTAATAACTGATTTGTGAACCCTGTTATCATGGTTTAAAACCAAACCATATTGGAATTTAACAAATTTAGGTATCCACCACTTATCTTCTTCAATTTGTATAATTTTTCCATTAAATACTTTTAATACTTCTTCTCTTTTTAAATTCTCACCTATACAAAAACTTGCCAACCTAACATTTGCTTCCCAAATACCAGCATGATCACATTTCTTACAAATGTATTCCCAGAAGCATTTATATTTTGTTGGTAATTCTTGAAACCATTCTCTATCATATAAACTTGTATCAGTATATCTTTTGCTCATTTTGTTTGTCTTCCCTCTCTCTGTATGTTTCTGAATCTCTCTTTAGGTTCTCTATGACTTCATTTCTGGTATCACCCTCTGCTACAGTAATATACCTTCCAGATTTAGTCCTCTTTTTTACATAAAACTTTGGCTCTTTATCTTGCATCTCTTTCCCTGTTTATCCACTCAATAACAGCATCTAATTCATACCTTATTAATTTACCATTATTATTGTTTATAAAAACAGGCATTCCTTTTTTTCGCCACTTGTAAATAGCCTGTCTTGTAACACTAAAATATTTAGCAAGTTGGCTTGTTGATACTAAACTCTTATTATTCATCGTCTTCATCTCCCAACTTATTTATTATGTTAATCAATAATGTTTCATCATTTTTATCATACCCAGAACTTGAGTCACTTCCTTCATCTCAATCTACAGAAAACCCACAATTTCTGCATTGATAATGACAGTGTATAACTGCTGCTTCACAACCACATTGCATACAATATGTTATATTAAAATGGGATGTCTTCGTCATTTTCTTGACTTTTAACAGGCTCTGGTGAATAAGAATCATCTGATCCATTATTCTTTTTCTGTGCCAATTCTAACATTTTTTGTCTATCTTCTTTCTCTACAAAACAAAAGTCATGGTACTCACCATCACTACCTTTGTAGTTTGGATTACCAACAAAAAGCCCATCCTTGCCTTCTACCAGCTTAAAACCTTTCATTGTAAAACCACCTACCTTAACATCAAAAAATGCTCTTACTTTTCCCCAACTACCTGATGTCATTCGTGTTATTGTCATTCTTTATCTCCTTCATCTATTTGTGTTATATTAATTTCAGTCCTTGTTTCTTCACCTGGATTACAATAAATCTTCTCAGACTGCATTTGTGCTATTTGTGAATCATTCTTATAAAAAATACCCTCAAGCGAGTCTCCAACAAACTTCTCCATATTATCCAAATCTGGAGTATAAGTATGCCAGTAAGCTACACCTTGTTTTAGTCTACCTGAATGCCTACCAGTTCTAAAATCTTTCTTAGGTCGTGGCATATAGAACACTATCTGCATTCGTAATGCACCTTCCAATATCTTGTCTGGTTTAGCATATTCTGCTTTAGCAGCGAATTTTTTTTTATCTTTAGAAGATGGGTCATAAGTAAACCCATTACTTCTATGTCTATGCCTTTTTAAGGCTTTTGGCTTACCCTTTACTATTATCAGCATCTTCTATCCTGTAATGAACAAAAACAGTTTCTACACCACATTCCTCATTTGGGCAACTTAGATTACTCACAATACCTTCACCTTCAAGTCCACAATCTTCGTAAGAATGGTCACCACCCCATATTAATTTTTTTTTACAATGCCAGCAGTTCATGCTTTATTACATTTAGGACAAATTCTTCGAGTTAGGCCATAAGTTGGGAAATCAACTAAGTATTCAAATGCAGTTTTATGAAGTCTTTGCCACCCTTTATCACAATTAGGACAAACCTTTACATTTGTTATTGGGTCTTTTGTTGGGGGAGATATAAAACCTACTTTTGGTTTTTTGTTTGGTAAATACTGTGGCATATCATACCACCAGCCATTAACTGGGTCATCTACAGTTTTCATTATACCTCACAACTCCTTCTAAACCAACCTACCCAGAATCTTTCTTGTTCTGGTTTCTTCATAACCAATTCAGCATAAAACATTACTCGATAAGCCCTTAGTCTGAAATCTTCCACATTTGCAGATGCTTTAATAGTATTTTTACCAATACCACCATCTACATCTATTTTATACGAGTTCTTAGAGTTACAAGCCTCTTGAAGAATTTTAGTGGCTCGACCACCACCCATGTTAATACACATGTCAACAAAAATATGGCGAAGACGATCAGGAAGAGAACTAACCTTAAAGCGATCCCAATAATCTTTTTTATATAATTCTTTAGCCCTTTCAACTGTTAACCCCCTTATATCTTCATCTGGGTAAGCTCTCTGGCTTATTCCCAGATTAGTTAAACCACCTGTATCTTTTGGATCATCTACCAGACCACCTTCGTGTTCCAGTACTACATCAATTATTTCATCAAATGTTGTTTTCATTCTATACCTTTTATATTATCTATTTCATCAAATGTTAAATTAGAAGCTTTATCAAAATCTATTGAAGCTCCAAAGCCATTATTTTTTCTCAGATTATTATATAACACTAATCTATTTAAAGCTATTTCTTTACTTACCCTACTACCATCTAAATCTGTATCTATATCATATTTTTTTTTGTTTTTTAAATATTTACTTTTTGTGTTTGTTTTCAATTTTACTTCCTTCTAATAATATATGAATAAAAAAATAAATCTCTTCTAAACTCTTATTTCCTAAACCTTTAAATTGTACAATATCATATCCACCATTATTTCTTCTTGTTAATCTTTTACGACACCAATCTTTCAATGTAAATATTTTATTTTTAGATAAAATTTTATTTGTTCTCTTACTAACCACTCCATTACTATCTTCTAAGAACCTTTTATTAATTATACCTAATTGAGTATAGTTAAACTCTTCGTAAGTCATTCTTTATCCTCTTATATAATGTTTATCTATAAAAGATGTTTCTACATCTAATACTTCACAATCCTCTTCTGTTATATCAATAACTCTTTTTATTATTATTTCTGAAGCCTCAGGCTCACCTGTTAAAGTGTCACTTATTAATGTTACATTTTCTATAAACAATTCATCATTTATTTTCCACCCTGCTTTCTTCCAATATTCAGGTGGTAAATTAATACAATGACTATTATTTCTTAATTTAAATGATTTAAACTCTACTGTTTCTACTTTACTTAACTTGCTCACTCTCTCTCCTTTTTCTCTTTTTTTCTGCAAATATTACACTTGTTATTAGTGTCTCTATATGTTAAATTATAATAATTCTTACAACCTTCTGTCTCACAGGGAATATGATGCTCTTTTGGCTTTTTTGTATAATGTCTTATCATTTTTTAAATTTTTGTATCTTTTCCAAAGGGATCTCAAAGTATAACTTACTATTATCCTTGTACCTGCCAAACTTATTACCTTCTACTGATAAGTAATGTAATAATTCATCGTACTTTAAAATATACACATCATTATCATTAGCCACCAGGAGCTTAAAATTCGCTATATTAGCCCACTTTCCATATTCTACAAAGTCAGTTAACTTAATCTTTAATGAACTACCACAGCCCTTAACCTCTATAAATGTAAACTCATCATTATAAACAGTCACATAATCTGGTGTACATCTCACAAACTGGGGAATAGTCATAAACTGCTCTACATTTATACTCTCATTCAGCAAGTCAAATCCATATTTATGATAAGTTAAGCCATTAAACTGCTTAAAGTAACTCTCTGCTGCTTGTTCACCTTTATTCTGTCCACCAGTATTCCTGATCTTAAAGGTGTCTTCTTTCACTTTTATAGGCTCTTTAAATTCTACAGGTATTTTAGGTCTGGTTAATTTAGATGTATTGTTATATGACATCTCAATTTGATGGTTGTGCTTTGGAAAACAATCATAACAATACCATTTATGACAACTTACACAAGGATCAAGTTTTAATCTTTTATTACAACCATTACATTTTCTTTCTGTTCTATTCATCTCTCTCTCTTAAAATAGCTGGCAGTTATATGAATTTAATAACTCTGGAGGAATTATTATGACCACCAGCCAATAAATAAATCTTTGGGTAGATAGCTTGGCTCAACTACTACCCAGAAAATTACTACGACTTGTGATTTATACTTTATATGTATCTCTCTCACATCTAAAATATACTATGAGTTATTTTTGTAAACCAAACCTTTTTTCCTGAATGATGTGAGTGGGGGTTATACCTATGAAGGGGGGGGTCGACCCAATGTGTGGGTGGGTGGGATATATCAGTACAGGTACAATTATTCTGCAAATGTGAGCCTAATACCATACATATCTATGCATTCTGCCCTGTATTGTGCAACATATTGTGTAGAATGTTGCATTGGTAGTGCTGATTAATAGGTGATTAAAGGGTATATACATAAAAAAACATAGTGGTTGACATCATTGCTAAAAATTAAGCCCCTTAGCTGACTTGCTAAGGTTCATCGCAAATGTGCTAAGCCCCTTACGAAAGTTCACAAGGGGCTAAAGACATAGTAATATACATACTGTTATTATAATGTTATTAATGTAATTATAATGTATATAGTATAATATAATATTGTAATTAACAATATAATGTATACTATATAATAACAATACATCCTAATAACATTACTATATATATAGTATTACACAACATTTATATATTTATTTAATTTAATTGTTGCATTGATAAACCAAGGTGTATTAGTTTTACTTAGTTGACAAATTAATTAATTAAAAAAAAGGACAAGATATGATTATTACACTATATAAAGTTAAGAACAGCAAGATAACCACCATTGAATATGATGAGGGTGATACACTTGTAGATTATGATGGACAAGATGCATCATACTTTGATACTAAAGAGGATGCTGAAAGATATGTTAATAGAATATCAGCACCATCATTTACAGTTAACCCAGACTACAGATACTTTGTAGTTAATAAGATGACTGGTAAAATAGTATCTGGTTGGGAATACAGATATGATGCTATTGATAGTATGCTTGAATTTAAAGAAATGGAAAATGGTATGCAGTATAAGGTGAAAAGTGTAAGACAATATCCTTTTGATAATGTATCTGGTAGCAACCCATTCGACTCAGCAAATTGGAGTAATTCATAATGAAATGGATATATCGAAATAAATGGGAGGCAAGAACAATTATTAATGATTATAGTATTGGTGTTAATAGATTTGAATATACTGATAATTATTGGATAGATTGGTATCAAGTGAGTAATCCAGACAATAGTAATATGTCGATAATTGAAATACCTAAAAACATCAACACTTTAAAACAAGCAAAAGAATTTACTTTGAAGTGGTGGTCTGATAATATGGCTATATAACAGTCGAAATCGTGTCTCTAAGGCACGATCTACTTGGATTGGTCACCAAGTACTGATGAGATGACCAAACAACTAAAACAAGGACAAGTAAAATGAAAAATACAATTATAAAAATGACTTTAATTAATGATTTATTAAACAGTATCAGAGGAATGTACGAAATGGAACATGGTCTGGTTCAGCATATAACCAAAGGACTCCAGAGAATGAATCTGACCTCTGTACAGAATCTGGATCACTTGATCAGTTTAAACAAAGAAAACCTTAGATCAGAAAAAGACAAGAAAATTGCTGACCTGAAAAAAGAGAATGCTGAACTACAAAAGCAACTGGAATTAGCCAAATAACAATCGAAACAGGGGTTCTAAGCCCCTGTCTACAAAGATTGGTCACTTTGTACTGATGAGATAGACCAAAGCCTTAAATGGCTTATAATTAAGATAAGGACAAGTAAAATGACATTAACAGAGACAAAAAAACATATTAGCAATTTGAACAAATTATTTCCTGAATCCTTTATTTCCACTACATCAGAATTTTATGGCGAAAGTGATGAAGGGGATGATTTAGGTCTATGGACTGGATTTCTCGAGGATGGTACTATTGATGAATGGGGACATGATAATAGTGGTATGGGATATTATGTAGAACCAAGATTACTAAAGTACTTGGAGAAGCATGGGTTGGATTTAGAACCTTATGATGCTGGTACTATGATGATCTGGAAGTGGTAGTTTTAATCTGAATGGTTGTAGGGGTGGTTCAATTCCACCCCCAGATACAAGGCTCATGGTGAGCCTAATTAGAAAACAAAATAAAGGACAAGATAACGATGAAAAATGATACATATACAGTAGACATAACACCAAGTTGGAGATTCTTAGTAAAGGGATTATTACAAGTACTAAAATCTCATAGTAAGAAATCATTACCTAATGATGACTTTTTGATTATCAAAAAAGAGTTACTCAAATGTAGTGATGTTGCAGATAAGTATAATGAGGATGCAAGTCTTATGGCTAAAGGTGTTAACAAGATGATTGAAGACCAGAAATACTATGGCTACACTAATAAAGTGACTCATACAGTAATGAGTATGATTGACAATGATGAAGGGCTTAGAGACCATTTTATGCATTCTGTTTATTCTACTGATTTAGAGAATACAAGGATTACTCCACTTAACAGGATTACTCTGGGTCAGTACATTAAAGACCATTTCCTAAATGATAAACCAGAGTTAGACCAGTTTAATGAATCTATGTTAAGTTGGGCTTATGATATGGTTAATTGGGAAGAGATTGCAGAGCATATTCTGGATGCAGTAGCAGAGGAGATTGAATAATGAGTAAAGATACAACAGAACAATTACAACAGATGCTTGGCTTGGAAGACCTTAAGGGTGTTTCATTACATAGGCAAATCATTGAAGAAGTCAATAAACTTAACCTTATAGAGAGATGGGTTGATAATGAAATGTCATCTGTTTGCGAAGATAATGATGTAATGAAAGTGGCTTTAAAAGAAGCCAAAGAAGAGTTTATTTCTAAATTTTTAGGACAGGAGA